CGGCACTTGTCTTTGTCGCCATGCTGATCGTAGGCGTGCTCTTTGCGCTGTCGCTCGGTGGGTGCGCCACTCAAGGCGGACTGCGCGGCACGGGGGAGATTGCGCCGCCTCCGGTCGGCTGGCTGGAGCACTGTCTGACTGTGCCGATTCCTGACGAGTGCGCGCGATGAGTCCCGACGACCTCGAAGCAGTTAACGCTGCGATCAACAAGTTGCCGTACAAGGCTGGCGTCGATCCGCTGTGGGAACCGATCGATGCTGACGATGACGGCGGGACGTGCAGCAACTTTGCCGTCGCCAAGTACCGCGCGCTACGCGCGCTCCAATGGCCGAAGGAATCGCTGATCCTGACGTGTGCTTTTGTCGAGCCGTTCAGGGTTCAGGATACGCCGGACGGCCCGTGGCGCGACGCCGAGAAGCACGAGCGTTACCACGCTTTCACCGTCGTCAAGCAGGACGGCAAGTTGCTCGCGCTGGACAACCGCAAGACGTACCCGATTGAAACGCATCTGCTGCCCTACGAATGGCACAAGCTCTGGAGTTGGGAACTTGGTACGTGGGAGTGGGCGGAAGGTGCTGACAGGAAGTTTTTTTAACATCCCGCCAGCATAGGCGAGAAGGGAAAAGCAATGGAACAGTTTCTGCCATATCTGCTCGCGATAATCGGTTTCCTCATTGTTCATGTGCTGAACGGAATAAAGGGGGAGATCAAGGATATCAAGGGTCAGTTGTCCAAGATCGAAGGCGACCTGCATTCGCGGGTGACTGATATCGATCGTCGCCATCAGGACAAATACGTCGACATGGATCGGCGACTTATCAATGTTGAAGCTCGCTGCAAGGTTGCACACGGACAGCATATGGGAGCTACAGAATGAACTCGTCCGTCGCCGATCTGATTGCCGAAGCCATCGACAAGGAAGGTCCATACAGTGACGATCCGGACGACAGCGGCGGCGAGACGGCATGGGGCGTGACCGCGCGCCGTGCCCGCAAGTTCGGTTACACCGGACCGATGCGGGACATGCCGCGCTCGATTGCTGAAGCGATGTACGAGCATGAGAACTGGTACGAATCGGGCTTCTATGACGTTTCGATACTGTCGATGCCGATCGCTCGGGAGTTGTTCGACACAGGGATCAACTGCGGCGTCGGCAGGGCCAGCGAGTTTCTGCAGATCGCGCTGAACGCGCTGAACCGGCAGGAGAAAGACTACAAGGACATACCGGAAGACGGCGATGTCGGGCCGGCAACGATTGGCGCGCTGACGGCCTACCTGCAGAAGCGTGGCGCGCGTGGTGAGCACGTCATGCTCAGGGCGCTGAACTGCCTGCAAGGTGCGTTCTATATCAACCTGAGCAGATCGCGTCAGAAAGACGAGACGTTCCTGTACGGCTGGCTCGACAATCGGGTGGCGATATGAGCACCGTTACGCGCCTCGTTCCGAAGGGCACCATCGAGAACACATCGACGCCTGTGTTGCAGGAAGCTATCGACATGCACCCCGATACTGTCATTGTGTTCTGTTTTGTTGGCGGCCGGGTTCATATCAAGATCAGCGGTGTGCATTCAAATCTCGAACTGATGGGTGCCCTCGAAGCAGCCAAACAGCAGCTATGGAGCAATGCATAATGACAGACGCATACACCATTTCAGCCACGACGCTAAAGCTATTGCTGGCGCTGTCGTTCTTGCTGCTGGTTCTTGTTGCGATACGCGAGTTGCGCCGCGTGCAATGCACTACATCCAACGGGTACGACTGGATCGATCTGTTGATGGAGGACGGCAAGACATCAAAGTCTGCACACGTCATGCTCGGTGCCTTTATTACAACGACGTGGTTTTTCGTCTATTACGCTATCGCTGGAAAAATGACAGAAGGATACTACGCGATTTACGCTGCATCGTGGATCGCGCCGGTTGTTGCGCGGCTCATCTGGAATCCGAATGTTGCAGCCGGGGGTCAGGCTGCGCAGACCACAACCACAACCACGACGGAGACAAAATGAATCCATACATCATCCTCGCTACGGTGCTTGCCTTCGTGCTCAACGGGTTCTACTGGAACGCCAAGGGCAACAACAGCGCCGATGCAAGATGGACCGCCAAGATTACCGCCGAGCGGCTGCAAGCCACGGAAGCCGCCCGTGCGAAGGAAACCATGTGGCAAGGGGTCGTCAATGAAACTGCACGAAACTACGAAGTCAAAATGGCCGGCGTTCGTCGGAATCTCGATACTGCTCTTGACGGGTTGCGCGACCGGCCCGAGCGCCCCGTCGACCTGCCCGCAACCGCCCGAACTGACCACAAGGACTGCAACGGGGCTGAACTGGCAAGACGCCATGCGGAGTTTCTTGAACGGTACGCCGCAGCCGCTGCAGGGCAAGACGAAGCCCTGATTGCCTGCTACAAAAATGTTGACGGTACGCGATAGTTAATAGCTATTGACCATTTACATCCAATAGGTTATCTTGATCGCCATGAACGAACAGCCGCAGTCACTGGACGACCGCCTAGCCGCGCTGCAGACGCGACTTGTTGAATTGCGCGAGGATGCTGTAAAGGGGCGCAAGGCATCCGGTATCGAGGATGTCTGGAAGGCGGCTGAAGAGGCATATCTCGGCATCGATGATGTCAATCGTTCGCAGTTCGCCAACGGCGGCAAGTGGATAAAGCCCACGTCAATGCAAGGCCCGCTGTCACGCGGCACGTCCGCCGTCGATGACAACCGCAGCACCGTATTCATTCCGCTTACCGCCCGTTACGTCGATGCCGGCCATGCCAAGGTATCCGAGTTGCTGTTGCCGATGGACGACAAGCCGTTCGCCTTTGACCCGACGCCCGTGCCTGAGTTGATTGCCGCTCGCGAGATGCTGAAGAAAGGCGAGCCGCCTGTGCAGCAGCCGCAGCCTGTCGCACCGCAGGGTATGCCGCAGCAGCCGCTAATCGGTGGCGCACCGCCCGCACCGCAGGCGCTGACGAGTCTGGAACAGGCGAACGAAGTTATCGCAAAAGCAACCACGTCAGCGAAGGCTGCCGAGAAGCGCATCTATGACTGGCTGGTTGAAGCGAAGCACGCCGTCGAAATGCGCAAGGTGCTGTTCGATGGTGCCCGCATCGGCGTCGGTATCCTGAAGGGTCCGTTCGTTGAGGTCCGTACGGCGACCGCTGTCATCAAGCAGGATGATGGCAGCATCGCCATGGAGATACGCAAGGAAAAGAAACCCGGCGAGCGGCAAGTCGATCCGTGGAATTTCTTTCCTGATCCGGCCTGCGGTGAGGACATCACCAAAGGTTCGTACTGCTTCGAGCGCGACTACATGTCGCCGGCCCTTGTCGGTAAGCTGCCCGACAACGGATACCTGAAGGATCAGATCGATGCTGTACTGAAGGAAGGTCCGTCGAAATGCTATCTGAGCGATGACGGTCAGTCCAATCCGAATGCCAAAGACGATCCGAAGATCAGAGCGCGCCGCTTCGAGGTCTTCCATTTTTACGGTGAGTTGTCACGCGCCGATCTGATGGCCGCGAACGAAGGACTGGCGAGCAAGTGCGCAGCCGACAAGGAAAATTTCTTTGTCATTGCCACGCTGATCAACGACAAGGTTGTGCGCGTTGTGCTCAATCCGCTTGAGACTGGACGCTTCCCGTACCGTGTGTTCCCGTGGCGGCGTCGTGCCGGTCATTGGGCAGGCGTCGGTATTGCCGAGCAGGCGGCTGCCGCTCAGGCAATGTGCAATGGCGCCACGCGCGCCATGCTCACCAATGCGGGCCAGTCGGCCGGCGTGCAGTTGATCATCGATTCGACATCCCTCGTGCCTGTTGATGGCAAGTGGGTCATAACGCCGAACAAGGTATGGCGCAAGACGGCGACGGCAACGATCGATGACATGACCAAAGCATTCACGACTGTCGAAATTCCAGACATGCAAAAGTCGTTGATGAACATCATCGAGTATTCGTTCCGTATCGCCGAAGAAAGCACGAATATCCCGCTCATCACGCAGGGTCAGAGCGGCAAGTCAACGCCCGATACGTTCGGTGCGGCAGCCCTGCAGAACAACAATGCCAACCAGTTGCTGCGCAGCATCGCGACGACATGCGATGACACGATCACCGAGCCGCTGATCACCGATTATTACGAATGGTTACTGCTTGATCCAGATGTGCCGATCGATGAGAAGGGTGACTTCCAGATCAACGCGCATGGATCGGTGGCACTTGTCGAGCGGGCGCTGCAGGATCAGATCATCCAGCAACTTGTCGAACCGTCGCTCAATCCAGCCTTCGAGTTGAGTCCGGCGCGCGTGATGGAAGAATTTTTGAAGAGCAAGCGGATTGACTACCGCTCGCTCAAGCTGACCGATGAAGAAAAGCAGGAGATGGCGAAGCGGCAGCCGCCGCCCGCACCGTCCGTGCAGGCCGCGCAGATTCGTGCAGAGGCGCAGTTGAAGGCGGCCGAGATGCGCGAGAAGTCGGCGCAGTTCCGCATCCAGAAGGATACCGATCGCGACGCCGTGTATGTGCAGGCCGAGACGCAACGGACGCAAGCCGAGTTCATGTCGCGCCGGGAAGAACTGGCTGTGCGTCGTGAGCTGGCCCTGATCGAGTATGCGAACCGAAACCAGCAGACGCTTGAGCAGATCAAGGGCAAGCTCGCCGATACGGTGCTCAAGCTACGGACGCAGAAAGAACTGGCGCTGACGGCCGGCAATGCAGGCAGCAAGCAGGTTGTAACACCGGCTGCCGAGCCGCCGCAGCATGCCCCTAACGGACAGGCGTTTACACAATGATCGATGAACTGATCTCCCGTACCTTCGCCATGCGCGACGCCGCGCATCGTGAGCACTTTCGCACCGATAGTTACGCGGTGCATGTTGCGCTCGGTGAGTTCTATACGGCGCTGCCGGGGCTGGTCGATACGCTGGTCGAAGCGTACCAAGGACAGTTCGATATCGTCGGCGACTTCGATGTTACGTTGCCGCTCGGTGACTTCGACATGCAGGCAAAGATGCAGGACGACATCGACTGGATGCAAGCGACACGCGATGACGTGTGCCTCGAAGATACGTCGTTGCTTGCATTGCTCGACAACATCGTCGCGCTGTATCAGCGCACGGCGTACAAGCTGAAGAGGTTTGCGTGATGAAACTGACCGAAGCACAACAGACCAATCCGCTATGGCATGCGCTGCGCGCGCATTACACCGAACGGCTCGCACAGTTGCGCGTGGAGAACGATAACCCGCGACTGGATGCCGAAGCGACGGCCCTGTTGCGCGGACGGATCGATGAAGTGAAACAGTTTATTGCAATGGAATTTCCTGAGCCGGATATTTCCGTCTCGGGGATGTAGGTGCCGCCGTCCATACGGACCACGGCAGGAATGACGACCCACGGTAACGCCGGTCGTTGACAACTAGGAGCAAAACGATGGAAGACGAAATCATTGCAGCACCGACAGCGGAAGAGGATGCCGCTGCGTTCAATGGTGGTTTTGATGACAAGGTGGTAACACCTGTCGTGTCGGCCGCTGACGAACCGAAGATGGCGCAGATTCCTGAAGACGAGTATCGGAGGTTGCTGGATGGTGTCTCGCGGATCGATGAGATCAGCGGCGCACTGGAAAAGCAGTTCGGTACAGCCTTCGGCAAGATCGGCGGTATCGAGCGCGTGCTCGATCAGTTGAAGTCGTCCGCTCCTGCTGGCGGGAAGATCGAACTGTCGAAGGAGATTGTCGCTGATCTGGCGGCCGAGTTTCCCGAGATGGCCGAGCTACAGTACAAGACCTTGCAGAAACTGGTCGACGTGCTGAACACCCGCCCCCCGGCACCGGAAGTACCGGCTGCCGCCCAACCTTTGCCGGTTGTTGTCGATGAGGCTGCTATCGAACAGCGCGTCCGTCGCACGATCGCCGAAGAGACGCTTGACGCCTTCGATGAAAAGTGGCGTGAAACCATTGGTCTGCCTGACAGCAAGGGGGCAATCCCTGACACTGAGTTTCGCAAGTGGCTGAAGACGCAACCGAAGGAATATGCCACCAAAGTCGAGTCAACGTATAGCGCCGCCGTCCTCACGGACGCGCTGTCGAAGTTCAAGGCCGCGCAAACCAAGGCGCAGGGGCGAAGGGAAGTTCTCGACGCCGCAGTAGATGTAACCGGCAGCGGAGGGCAAGCGCCCGATGCTCGCTCAACCGACGACGACGAATTCAATTCCGGATTCAAGTCGCCATAATCGTCATTCAAGGAGCATAAATCATGGGTATGCAAACATTTACCCTGACCCCCGGCCGAATCAACAAGTTCAAGGGTCAGATTCTCAAGCACGCCGTTCCGGTGGAAGTCCTCGCCAAAGGCGGCCGTCAGGTCAAGTTTCCGAAGAACAACTCGGACACCTACGTCGCCCGCCGTTGGGTTCCGTACGGTGCCACCACGACATCGCCCAACCAGTTCTTCGCCAACGGAACCGGCGACCGCGCGCAGACCCTCGTCAATGCGCATCTGACGCAGGAAGGTATCACTGTCCTGCCGGAAAGCATCACGCCGATGGACCTGTCCGTTGTCATGCAGCAGTATTCTTGCCTGTATGGCTTCTCCGACAAGACCTACGACCTGTACGAAGATGACATTCCGCAGGCAATGCAGGAACAGATCGGCGAGCGTGTCGCGCTGGTTAACGAGATGATCATCTATGGCATCGTCAAGGCCAGCACGAATCAGTGGTACGGCGGCACCGGTTCCAGCCGCAGCACCGTCAATGGCAAGCTCACGCTGCCGCTGATCCGCAAGATCGTCAAGTCCCTGCAGGCGAACCACGGCAAGAGCGTGACGCGCGTGCTGTCGGCCTCCAATCAGTTTGGCACCGATGCTGTCTCGTCCGGCTTCATCGTGTATTGCCACACCGATCTGGAACCAGACATTCGCGATCTGCCCGGTTTCACGCCGGTCGAGAAGTACGCCAGCGGCACGCCGATGCCCAACGAAGTCGGCAAGTGCGAGCGTTTCCGCTTCGTCACGTCGCCCGATCTGCCGTCCTATCAGGACGCAGGCGCTGCGATCGGCACGACCGGTTGCGAATCGACCAGCGGCACCAGCATCGACGTGTATCCGCTGATCATCGCGGCCGAAGATGCGTGGTCGCAGGTTGCCGTGCGTGGCAAGGAATCGCTCGATCCGACCTTCCTGCCTCCGGGTCAGAAGTCGAAGAGCGATCCGTTCGGCCAGCGCGGCTATGCCGGCACGATCTGGTGGAAAGCGGCTCTGGTGGAAAACTCGGGCTGGCTGGCCGTCGCCAACGTCGGCGTGACCGACCTGTAATGAGCGCGGGCCGGGGCGACTCGGCTCGTCTCTAAAGGAGAAACCAACATGCTCAA